TTCCAAGAGCGATGTGGAATGCATAGCGATTGACCTGGGTTTTCTAAATTGCGAAAATATCCCTGAACTTTGGGCACTTCTTCATAAAGAGGAATCTTGATTCTTCCAGCATGTTTTCGAGAAACCATGAAAACAGGCTGCGAGGTATCATAAAGCACCTCTTCCTGGTTTTCGGTAAGAGTAGGGGCCAGATCTTCAGGTTTTGGTTCGTTAACAATTTTTGTGTCTTGGCCGGTTGGCGTCCGACGATTTGTAATGGGTCCTTTTGCCATGAAATATCCTTTTTTAAGGGGGGCATATTGCCCCCCATTTAGCGATTAAATGAGATTTAAGTTAGTACCGACACTCGCTGTCCAATAAATGACGTCGGAAGCTGCGCCGCAAACTGCTGAACCAAGAATCAGTCCCTTGTATCCATTATTTGCCGTCGCATCGCCCAAATAGTTGGGTGAAGTGCCAGCCGCTCCACAAGGAATAACAACAGGATGCGACTGCTGGAAGGCATTTGCCGTTAATGGCCATGCCCAAGCAGTAAAGCCGCTTGAGTTGATATTTACTGTAAAAGTGGTGACGCTACCGACTGCCGTGATTGTGCCACGCAAGTAGTTCAATTCGGTCATCCCATATGCCCCGTTTTGGGGAATGCGGAAAGAGACCACATCGCCTACTTGGTACCCGTGATTGGTTGAAGTGCTCACAACAGCGCTTGACGCTGCGGTAATGTTTGTGATATAAGTTTCCCTCTCAACAAAAGGGTTGAGGAAAACTTTTTGAACTGTACCGCCAGAGCCAGCATTTGCAAATCCGGAAGTGTCAACGGGGATCGTAAAGGTATTCGCCCCTGTACGAGTAACCGTGAACATCATGCCAGAAAGTTGTTGTTGTCCTGTGACGTTGTACAGAATTACTGTATCGCCCGTAGCAAGCCCGTGCGATGTGCTGGTCACAACGGCAGGGTTCGCCTGGCTAACAGAAGAAATCGCCGTAGAAGCAACACTTGGGAGGTTATCATAATCGATCGGAGTAAATCCGCCAGAAGCTGCATAGATTGATTGATCTGTTGCAGCGCTGTTGGTATTTACTACACCAAAATAAGAACCAGTAGGCATTCCCGAAACATACCAAGCTCGTTTTAAAACGCCTGGGTTTGCGGTTGAGTTATACTGCGTAAGATTATGCATAGTGAATGAAGTGACAAGGGTGCCAAAATCAAGCGTGTAAGCAGATCCCGTAGAAGTAAAACTGCCATAAAATAAATTAGAACCTGGAATAGACATAATTTTCTCCTTACGCGACCAGTGTTGATCTTAAGTTGTTTACCCACGCATCATTCAATATGCGATACGCGCCGGCGTACTTAAAGCCAAGTGAGCATCTTTGATGAAGAGGATCGTTTCCCCATCCAAGAGGCTGATAAAATACTTGTGGATAAGCGCCTTCCAGATTAACTACACCATATCCCTGCTGCGCTGTCGCAAAGCAATTGTAGACGTCCGCGCCAAGTCCAGAAGCGTTGGGGCTTACTGAACCAAGTGGAGAAGTGGTCCAACGGGTGTTGCCCACTGAGCCAAACTCTCCGGTAATTACTGTCATATTGCTAGGATAGTTTGCGGCATTAATAAATCCCTGCACGTTTTCTAGTGTCGGGATAATGGCAGTATTCGCCATAAACCAATAGGCTGGGCGTATTGGCGCGGTCGCGAAACGGTCCTCGCCTTCGATGTATTCACTGATCAATTTACCGCTTTGTAATTGCAATGCAGTAAAGATCGATTGAATATCTTGGAAAGTAAGTTCCGTTGGTAAATCGCCGTTACTTCCGTTCACACAATCCACTTGTGCAGCTGACGCCTGAAGCATATCTCTTGTTAGTTCGTCGTGGGTCTCCCTCATGGACTGCGCTAAAAGAGATGTGTTTTCATTGAGCACAGGGTCCTGAATGGTCAACGTGAGTTGATCGGTCAGAATCGTATATGTGCCATACCAATCGACTTGCGCATCAATGTTGAGCGCTGTCAAAGTTTGGGGTGGTGGTGTTACGCCGTCGGTCAAAGGTACGGTCGCAGTATTCAAGTTGTTATAACGTCTAAAGCGAGCAATTCGGCCCGATTTAGATGGCATCATCACTTGATAGGCAAATCTCGTATGGATGAGATCAGGCATCGGACGAGACAAAAGCACTTTGTCAAGCCATTGCTGGACAGGTGCTGGTAAGTTGTTAATTGTTGTTGGGACTGACATTGTTTCCTAAAATTTTAGACTCTTCCCGATGCGTACATTCTTGCCATCTTCCAAACATCTGCTTTCTCAGATAAAGACATAGGTCGGTTTGAGCTTTCAAACCCTGAGCCCCCAGCAATTGCCTCCGATGGAATCGGCTTATTCAAGTTCTTTTCCACTTCGTTCGCATCTTGCTTTTGTGTCGCTGCTTTATATGCATACGAGTTCTTTACCAATTGATACGCAGCAAGTCTTGGATTTCGGCTATTTTGGATCGCATCCAAAAGGGCCGGATTATCTTTCACTAACGGTTCGACGAATTTAACGACATCATAGTAGTCAGCATATCGCTGCGGGACTTCATCAATTTCTTGTTGAAGCTTTTGTTTTTGTAATCGCTTTTCAAATTCAGCGACTGTCAGCAACTGATCGTCAGAATCATCTTGCGGTTGCTCAGGTTCAAAGGCTTTTTTAAAGCCTGTTTTGAATGCCTCAAGCTGCCTTTTGATTTCTTCCTTTTCTAGCCTTTCGGCCTCTAGTTGCCCTTTGAGTTCGTTAAAACCTCGTCGCATCTCACTGAAGTTATATTCAGGCGACTTTGCCTGCGCTTTTTCTTCAGATTGATGTAACTCTTCTTTGTCAACGGCGACCTTGACATCTTCTACGCCTGCATTTTCTTCTTGCATGGGATTGCAAATACTCCGTTTTAGCCGCTTACGGCGGTCTATTCGATAATTCGCTACTTAAGTAATTAGTTAATTAATTACTAGTTGCGGAGTAAAATGGAAAATCAAGAAATTAAAAAAACAGTTGGGCAACAAGTCATTGATAATTTTGGCAAAAACCCAGCGCCAGAATGTAGAGAAGTTACTAATGAAAGCTGGTGGAAAACTTTTCATCCGCGCCTAAAAAAGGAAATCGAAAACTATAAAGGCGATGTCGATAAAATCTATATCATGCTGTCAATCAAGAATGAGGGCATTTTAGGGCAAGTGGTCAAACACGCTACATGGCTTGTGTTTAAAGAAGAGCCCCCCCCTAAGGAAATGGCAACGCTTTGGAGCTATCGAAGATCGACAGAAGAGCTTCGCTTAGAATGGTGTTTGCCTGATGAATGCTCTATTGAAGAAATCTGCGCCATGCCTGAAACCTATGATTCCAAACTTGTCGCAGACTGTAAACGCTATATGCAGGCGCCGCGAATGAAAATCCCCGTCCACCTACTCAAGCGCCCAAAAGCTGTTCCCTTTCTCGGCGTTTAACCGCCGGGATAGGGCGTATATTCCTCAGAAAAAGAATAACCTCGGTTAAAATGCGTATCTTTAAAAAGATGGATCATATTTGATATATGAGTGATTTTTTTATGAATATGATAGTGATGAACTTCGCTAATTATAAATCCAATTAAATAAATCAAGCCATAAATAAAAAAAAGAAACTTGTGAACACCACTCATTTTTTCCTCCTTAGTTTTGAAAGTGTATTAGCTAACGTTGCCCTCTTTCTTAAAAGGGGGCTTTTGGAATGCTCCGCTTTTTCAAGCTTAGCCTTTGGGATCTTTTTTCCTTCTCGTACCCCTAAACTTTTATGCAAAGCACCCTTATGTTGAACTGCTTCAGCAATCCAGCGTTTTTTTTCAGCCATGAGTTTTTCCTTTATGTTTTTTTGCCTCTGACAAGGCAATTGCGATTGCCTGTGGGCGCGAGCTTACAACTGGCCCTTTTTTTGAGCCGCTATGAAGCTTTCCCTCTTTAAATTCGCGTAGTACTTTTTTAATTTTTTTCTTTTTGCGCTCTTTCATAAAACTCCACTAAATCTTTGCCATATAATTTAATAATTTCTATAGCCCACGTTAGCTTATCC